AAGATAAACTGCCCGATGCACCAACTGCACCTGTTGCGTAATTTTTGTTGGTATCACCCATGCTTGAATATTCGACCACATCGGCACTTTCATTGTATGCCCAGTTTTGTACTGCGCCCACTGTTGTGCCACCTACTGTAATACTGCCTTCGTGTCCGTGCATCGCCATTTGTTTTCTCCTTATGAAAGAATGGTTTCCGGGTCGCTTGAATCAACATAATATAGGCAGAGCCATCTCATTGAGATGAGTCCAATCGGTTGCTCCAAGTCATCATCGAACTCAATGTCTGTGCCTTGCAACTCGATGAATTTCACAAGACCGTTCAGCGTAGTGTCGCCAGCAATTGCCGACTCGACTTCCACTGCAATTGTATCAAGAGCATCATCCAAGTGCGATGTACTTTTGACACGAGCTTCAATATCAATCTGCAATTCTCTCGCCTGAACTCCACTCATTGATGAGTTGTCTGAATCCAAGTCTTCATTGACTGACAAAACATTCAGGCATGGAAAGGTTGTGAATGCCCGAACTCGTGACTGGTGGACATTGCTCCCGGTTGTCACCAAGCCGGTCACTTGAGTTGCAACTGCTTCTCTTATTTGTTGCCTTGCGTGACTCATTTCAACTCCTTCAGGTTCTTGTGTGTTCTCAATGCTTTGAGCAGGATGCCTCGCTCCGTCTCTGCGATGATACTGTCGTCCTCGCACTCCAAGTCAATCCTCGCAGAACTGCATTTGTCAATCATATCGAATGCACATCCTTTGAACCATATATATGAGTCAGACTCGCCATCCACATGACGATGCATGTACACTCTCCGATTCGCTTCTGACATCATTCCAATTTTGTCAATTCTACCGGAAGCCACCCTTTTTCAACCTCCACTTCAGGTCTCGATTGAATTCTTTCAGGAATACCGGCTTCGCAAGTCTCTTCGCAACACTGTGGAGTTCATCTTTGTGTGGATGAATTTCAAGCTTGATGGCACGAATTGGAAGTCTCGCCTTGCCAATTCTCTCGAAGATGACCTTCTCGTTGTGAGAGAATGCGATTGGATGCTTTTCTTTGCCGACCTTGAATCCCTTTTTCAATCGCCTAGCCTTCTTAACCGACATTGGATTGATGCCCTTGTATCTCAAATACATCACCGTTGATTGTCGCCTGAAATTTGGCTTTGCAATTCCCTGTTTCTGCTTGATGACTTTCTGTGGAACTCCAACTCGCTTTGCAACTCGCCTGCGAACCCTTGCTTGCACTTTTCGAGTTGTCCGCTTAAGTGCAGACACGGTTGCTCTCGGCACAAGTTTCTGCTCAACCCTTCGCAGGTCTCTGGTGATTGATTTGACATCACCTTTGATATCGAGCTTCATCAGTCTTCCTCAAGAATTAACACAGTCAATCCAGTTCCATCCGGTTGAACTTTTGCGACAGTGTAGTCAATCCCATCGACCTCAACAGAATCGCCATGACCTGCTGATTCCACATCAGATGTCCGGCAATATAGCAACGGTCGAGTGCCGGCAATATCCAACGACTCGACATAATCTTCATCATAAATTGCAGTTACATCAGAGCCGTCAATTGACACTGTCTGACCAAAGTCAGAGAGCATCGCAAGTCGGTCAGCTGAATTCTCAACATTCATTATTTATTGCCTTTTTTGGTTGCTTTTTTCAGAGCAACTTTTCTGACAATTTTCTCGACTACTTTTGGAGCAACTTCGGCTTTGCCGATTGCAATCAAATATTTGCCATCTCTGTCGGAACAGTCGGTGATGTCACCAACATTGCATTGCTTGCCGGCAACAATTGTCGTCCTCGTCATTTTGATTTTCATTTCTGTCCTTTTCGTTAAAGGGAGAGAGCCGAAGCCCTCTCCCGATTATTTCATCGCCTAGTCGCCATGAGCGAATGAGCTTGCGTGACGAAGTGCAATGCCAACATCGTGCAGTGCGACCACTCGGACAGCACCAGTTGTCGAGAGACTTGTCTTGTCGACTGCGATATCAATCGCACCCCACTCACCGATGACCAAGTCGTTCCAATTTCCGAAGATGATGTGGTGTGCCGGTACATTTCCACTGACTGCACAATCATATCCAAGAATCTTGCCATCTTTCAGGATTGGAAGCCCTGCTGATGAGAAGCTATCTGTCGACATTAGGGCACCGGCAAGAGTTGCATTTGTCAGGAATGCAGGACTGCCGGTCAGACCGTTGTCATTTGCAACCTCTTCCCATACATTCACGATTTCTGCATATGTCGGCGCACCTTCTGCCGTGAAATCAACAGCACCGATGCCGGTTGTGTTCAAAATTCCAGTTGGTTCTGGACTTGTGCCAGAGCCATTGATGCAAGCCAAGTCGATTTTGGTTGCCAACGACAGAGCCAAATCATTCTTGAACATCGCTTCTGCATCGAATGAACTTTGCGCCAAGAACCTGCGAGATAGGTCGACATATGCGCCGACAGTGCTTGGATTCAAAGCAACCTGACCGACAACCGGTGCGCCTTCAGTCGGTGCTGAATTTTCATCAACCCAATATGATGCGTTGCCAGTAGTCAATGCAGGGATTGTCACATTGCCGACCAGCCCACCAAGAACTGTCGCTCCAAGCTCTTTCACTTTCAGCGAATTGCGAAGCAGGTCGATGAAGCTATCACCTAGATTGTCAGTGCCGATTGCGCCAGAACCAGAACCAGATGCAGTTGTCACATCTCTCTGAATGTCCATTGGCACAAAGAACCCTTGTGCGTCCTTGCCAACTCGTTTCGCAACCTCATCAGATGCTTCTCTCTCAAGCTCTGCACCTGACCAATTGCCAGTCACAACAGCATTCACTGCACGAAGCATTGAATAGTTGCGTTGCTCTTTTGGAGTCATTCCGATTTCAGTTTCAATCGAAACAGGCTTCGATGCAATTGCGTCCAAGACTTCAGCTCTGAATTCCTCGACAGACTTGCCATTGTTGACTGCACTGCGTGCGTTTTCGTTCATTTTATGAACATCGCCAAGTGCTTGAATTTCTCGAACTCTGTGAAGTTCGTCTTTTCTTGCTTGTGCTTGAACTTCGGCAATATCAGTTTTCTTTTCATCAGACATTGTTGTCTCCTCTTTTTTTGGTTTCGGTTTTGGCTTCTTCTTTGGTTCTGGTTCTGGCTTCGGCTTGACTGGCTCAACTTCATCTTCAGTTGTTGCCATCTTTTCCGAGCGACCAACCCCGACCGAAATGTCTGCCGGTATTGCTGTCAACGAGACTTCATATGGTTGCCATTTTGTGACAGTGTACTCATCAGGAGCGTCATCGACTTTCCTTGTCAATTCCATTTCCTTGACGAAATAACCAACCGAGATGTGCCTTCGAATTCCATCGATGACATCATTGAAAATCTCGCTTGCTCGTTCACTTCGCCCAAAGCGAACGGTCGCACGACCGACACGAGCTTCATCAACCCATGCCCTTTCGATGACTCCAACTTGGTCGGTGTGGTTGTGGTCAGCAAGAACTGCACCACCATTGTTCAGTCTCTTCAAATCAACTGCGTCCTTCTCGTGACTCAAAATTTCCATGCCGAAATATCTCTCGAATGGTTGAGTTGAGCTGAATGCAATTTCAACAGTTCGGTCATCTTCGTTGATGCCAGACTGATTGATTTCTACTTTGCGAACTTGCGTCTTATCTTGCAAATCTCGCATGACCTTTTCACTGTTCATCGTCTGCTCCTTTTGCTTCAATGATTCCCATCTGAATCAAGAGTTCAGTTTCCTTTTGTATTTCTCGCCAGACCTCGTCAGGGTCTCGACCGATATCTCGTATAATTTCAGACCGAGATTTCAATCCGAGTTCAATTGCTGTTCGATTGGCTTCCATGTCCTTCTTTGGGTCGACCCAATCCCATCGTCTGCCTTGAAAGTTCACTCGCTTGAACTTGTCGATTTTGTGCATCGGCAATTCTTTTCCAACGACAGTCAACTTGCCAAGCGTCAGCATATGTTGCAACCATGCTTGAAATATGCGTTGGCAGAATGCTTCTGCGAACCACTCTTGCATCGTCTTCCAAGTCTCTCGCATTTCAAGCATTCCAATCCTGCCGGATGAGAATGAGACACCCTCCAAGTCATTTGAGAAGCTTGAATAGTCAACTCCCAGACCGGATGCAATTCCTCGCAGATTCGCTTTCACAAAATCGCCAAATTCGCCAGTTGGATATGATGGGTCGTAGCTTTGGAACTTGACCCCCATTGGCAACTGTTCAAATACTCCCGGCTCTGCATCCATGACAATTGTTCCGTCATTCGCATCGTCACCGACATATCCATCTCCAGTTTCGGATTCAAAGAAGCCCATTTTACTTGCGCCAATTCTGGCATTCGTTAAGCTGGCATCCTCATATCCCTGAAGCATATTCATTCTCATCAATGCAGTTGATAGTGCCGGTCGACCTCGTGACTGACCAACGAATTCCGGAATGAAGGTGTGAACTACATCATCAGCAGAAATTCGGATGTATCGCCTGCCACTGTATCCATATGACATATCATTTTGAGCATTGTCGAGAATGTGATATGCAACCGGTTGGCGATTGCTGTTGAACTCAATTGACATCCTGATGTGATTGCCGTTGTTCAGAATTCGATTGTGCTGAATTGGTAGCAACTCCGGGTCGACCAACTCCAATGTCATCCCATCTCGATTGCGATGAATCAATGTGACGGCTTCGCCGTCTTGCATGACCGAGTGCATTGCCAACTGCTGAATCATCGTCCATGTCCGAGTCTTCGTGATGTCACAGTTGCTCGCACTGCTCCAACTCTTCCACTGCGATTCGATGGAATCATTCGCAAGCCGGTCAAGAGTGCCATCGGCATCTCGAATCTGTGCTTGCATTGTCATCCCTCGTGAGCCGACCACATTGGTCTGCACCATCTTGATGAATCTTCGTGCATAGTCATTGTTCAAAACCTGCTCTCGGCTTCTCGCTCGAAGCACTGACAGGTCGTTCAATAAGGTCTGGTCGATTGGCACTGGAACTGTCGTCCAGTCATTTGTCAAGCGACTGATGTCAGCTGATTGGTGAAGTGACCGCCCGAATGTTCTGCCAGTTTTTACTGGTAATGTTTTTCGTTTCAGCAATTGAAGCAATCTCATTATTTGAACCTCACTTCAATGCGTCCGGAGTGTCCGAGTCCTCTTTTGATTCTCTCGGCTTTGATTTCTTGAGCATGATATGCCTTGTATTTGTCTCGCCATTGAATCAAATCCGGCACAGGCATTCTTGAAAGCGACCTGCCGGCAATTGAGTATGACTCTTGGTCTCTTGATGCTCTGCCTTCGATAATTGCTTCAAGTGCGTCCAGTGTTTTCTTGATATGACTTCGGTCATCATATCCAGATGTTGCTGTTTCATAATTGACCAGAACTTCAACTCGACCATCTTCAATTGTATGTCTGTCAACTTCATCGGTCACATACGATGACCACTTATAAGTTCCAGACTCAAATGCACTCGCCAGATTGATTGTCAGCAAGTGCGAGCTGTCACCATTGTCAGTGCCGGTGACGATTACTTGGTCGCCATCTTTGACGAACACATATTTCAATGTCCATGCGTCCGGTTGATAGTTCGTCAGATTCTGCGTCCACTTGATTGTGTCGCCTGCTCTGAATTCATCTGGAATTGCAGTTAGATTTTCATATGCCATTCATCACTCCAATTGTCATCTGCCGTGATGACTTTTCTATTTCCAACCGGAAGCATAGTTGCTCCGTTTTCGTTGTCTGGATATCCGCCTCGGCTTCGGACTGCCGTGTCTCGACTCGTCTCTCGTCTCGATTCGCTTTGCGATTACTTCCCACACTGGATTCAAAATCGCCAAAGCTCCAAGTCCGTAGACCATGCAGTCCAGAGCTTCGTTTCGCTTCCTCGTTTTGAGCCACTCTCTTCTCGGAAATCCTTTGTGAAATCGTGTCACTCTTTTCTCTGCCGTCAATTGCTTGAAATATTCTTCGTCAAGAGTCTCGCAGAAATGGATATACCCTGTCCCAATTTCTGTCGTCTTCAACCTTGAGAGAATCAATCCTTTTGCAACATCAACTCCGATGGTGAAAAGCTCAACCGGTAACTTGTTCTTGCCAGACCTCTTTTTGTACGGTGCAGACACAACCGGTCTGCCTTCACCTGCCATGCCTTTGATTGCATAGACTCCTCGACCTTGTCGTGGCTTCACGAAGTCATACACATTTTGAGTAAAATGACCTCCACTATCAATGCACGAAGAAGCAATCTTCAGCATGTCGCCATTTTCCTTCTTGTAGCTTTTCAGCAATAGGTCGTCAAGTTGTTGCCAGACTTCAGCTCTTCCCGGACTGCCCCAAATGACATCGTGCGAAATCACCCATGATTCCTCGACTCCGTTTCGACCATCCCATCCGATGACCGTCATCTCAAGTCTGTCATCTTGAGTGTCGATTCCTGCTGTCAATAGAACTACATTTTCAGGCACTTCGGATGAATAGATTTCTCGCCTGCCATGCAGTGACTCATCATCAGCACTGTCGCCAGTCTCTTCCCATGTCTCACCGAGAGATGTGTTCACCCATGTTTTGAGTGTCTCTGGTGATTTCTTTGCTTCAAGAAAATCAATGACCACCTCTTGCCAAGTTCTCCACGATGAATACAATTCATTGATGTGGAATCCTGCCGTCTTGCTTTTCTCTGCTGTCGGAATCCATGCACCGAGTTGAACTGCTCTCCTCTTGTCCTGCTCGTGAAACTCAAAGTCGCATTCAACACATCCGATTGACACGATGTCTGGATTCTCTTTGTCAAACCTCACATTCTTCCACTCCCAATGTTGCATCATTCCACACTGTGGACAAGGCACGTGATATCTGCGCTGGTCAGAGTTCTCGAATGCCATCTCAATTCGAGATGCACCCTTGACAGT